CAGAAAATATGTTTGGAAATAGTATTAATGTATATATGGATTCAATAGGACAAGAAATAAAAGAATATTTAGTAAATATGAAATTCTTAATAGATTCATTTAAAACAATTGGATTAAAATTAGTTACACCTAAACCAGATGAAAAATATGAAAATATATTTAAAAATAAATGTATTGAAAATGGATTTGGATCATTTGAAAATGTAATAAATGAATTACCTAATATAGCAAAAGATAAAAAGGATAAAATATTTCAAGATAGATATAAAGAAGCAGTAAAAATAACTAAAGATGAAAAACTTAAGTTATTAAGTGGATTAAATGTATATTTAATATTTCAAAAAGAATAAGTAATAGGTTTGAAAAGAAATCTTTATAATTTACCCGATGGTATTCACCGCACCGGTCGCGACCGTCTGACCTGGAAACAAACAAGTTTTTCGCCCGTCGTTATATACCGGATTTAATCCGCAGTTCCCAGAAATACAATCGTCTTTACTGTCGCAGAGAGCACCTGTCATTTGCCCCTCAACTAGTTTACAACCGCATACATTCTTAAGCATGTTTGCCAATAGCATCCCTAGAATAAGCGCAACAACGCAACACATAATTGTTTGAGTATTCATTTTTATAATATAACTTAGATTTTTTTTTTTTTAATTAAAGAATTAATTTAATTTTTTAAATAAATACACTATTAATTTAATTATTTTAAATAAATACACTATTAATTTAATTATTTTAAATAAATACACTATTAATTTAATTATTTTAAATAAATACACTATTAATTTAATTTTTTAAATAAATACACTATTAATTTAATTTTTTAAATAAATACAATTATTATTTATTGGGATATTGTATTTTTCGCACCATTCTTTAGAATTTAATATTTGATTTTTTATTCTATTATTAATATTTTTACAATCAAACTTTAATATATTATTTATATAATCAATTTGATTTTGAACGAAAATATTATTATAATTTTTTATTATATTTATAAATTCATTAGGTAATTCTATATATAATTTATCAACTATATTATAATATTTTGATAAAATATTAATTATTTCTTTATTAAATCCTTTAAATCCTTTACAAACTATATATTTTTCAGAATTGGATAATCGACTAATAGTTGGTTTATAAATATAAACTTCATTATAAGATAAAAATAATAAATATAATAATTGGATAGTTTTATGATAAAAAATATCAAAAACTTTAAGAATGAATGAACCTTTTAATTCTTGGATGTTTAATGCTATATAAATTTCAGAATATATGAGTTTATAAGAAGATAATTCTTGTTTATTAAAATCATTAGAATAATCAAAACCACCATCAGCAGTGACTATATTACATTTTTTAATAGATTTAATAAAATTATCAGAAGTTTTTTTAATATAAATATTACCAGTATTTCTATATCTATTTAGATGAACTATAGGATTATTAAATAATTTAGAACTCCAGAAAGGTATTTTTTTATCATTAGATAATAATGTGATACCGTAAATGAAAGGTGAATTTTTATCTAATAAACAATTAATAAAACCACCGGGACCTTCAGCGATACATGCTGAGAAATCTAAATTATCTATATTAAAATCATTTATAATTTCATGTAATTTAAAATAAGATCTAGATATAGGGGTAATATCAGCAACATTTCTTAAATTATTAGAAGAAGTATAAATATATTCATAATCATTATTTAATTTTTTATATTTTTCCCATTTAGATAATTCAACATTATCAATTTTACATTTACATTTATATAATTTAGTTAATAAATCATTATCTATACATTCATTTTCATTAGTATTAATAATATTTATAAAAAGAAGATTATCATTAAAAACAATTTGAAATGATTTCATAAAAATAATTATAGAATAATTTTTAAATATAAATTTATATAGAACAAGTATCACAATTTAAATTATCATCTACTAACATATACGATTCATTAGTTCCAAATGGATTACTAGGCATAATATTACCAAATACGAAATTACCATTTATTTCTTTTTCATTTTCATATTTCCAAGATTTATATACATTACCACCGATTTCATCATATGAAAAATCTTTAACAGATTTAATTAAATCATCATTTTGAGTGATAACACCGACAGAATTTAATACATTATTATCATTTTTCATTAATTCTTTAGGGATTTTTTGTAATTTATTATTAAATGTGCATTCTAATTCATTATCATTAGATAATTTACAATTATCAGGTAAAACTTTATCTTTAAGATTAATATATTTATTATTTTCATTATTATCATATAAATAACCGACATTAGTTAATTGATTAGTTAAATCAGCAGAAGCAAATTCAGGATATTTAGTTAAATATTCATCACTATCAGCTTTAATAATAGATTCTTGTCCATCCCATACTTTAGCTAAACCTTGTTTAGTAAATTTACCAGGATCAGCATCCATAGTATCTTTATGAACATGGAATGGATCAAAATGTATTTGTTTATCTTTATAATAATCAAATCCATTATTTCTTATAACTTTAATATTAGGATCATTACTTAATAAATTATTATTATCACTATTTAATGGACTATATCCAGGTGATAATGGATTACTAATAGTAGATAACATAGGATCAGGGAATTTACTAAATGGATCATCATATTCAACTTTTTGAACAGATCTATTAGTAATTTCTTTATTTATACTATTTCTAGTATTTTTTACATTATTAAAATGATTATCAATAGCTTCATTTTTTACTTTATTTAAAACTTCTGTAATACCTGTTCTATTTTCAATTATATTTTGAAAAATAAATATTAATGTAAATGATAAAATTATTAATAGAATAATATTCATATATATTATATGTTAATATAAAAAATTATCAATATTTATTAAATTATCCGTTTCATACTCTAATGTAATATAATCATTATATTTTTTTAAAATTATTTTAATATTATCAATAATATTTTCATATAAAATATATTCTAATTCTAAATTAGTTTCATAAAAATTAAATGATTTACAATCACTTATATCATATTCTTGAATTAAATAATTATTATCAAATATTATTTCTTTATCAATAATTTTATTAAATGTTAAATTAGAATTATTAGATATAATCATTACATTATTTATCCAGAATTCTTTTGTATTATTTTTACAAATCAAATTATATTTATTAATTAATTCATTTAATTTATTTAAATTAATTTTATTATTAAATATTTGTTCATTTATTTTATCACAATAATAATATTTATACATAATTAACCAAATGTATTTTCAGTTGAGTATTCTATATATAAGAAACCATCTTTATCTTTAAATTTATTATAAACTTCACTTAAAAGTAATGTATTATTACAAATAGTATTGTTTATGAAGAAAAACAATGCTTCTGATGTTTCTAATTTAATACGCTTTCTTATAATATATAAGAATTGACTTAAAGTCATATCATTAGGAACTAAATATTTATTTTTATCGATGTTTTGAACATTAGATTTTTTAGATTTTTCCACAACTATGGGAATTCTGTCAGGATATTTTTTAATAATTTTATTAGATTCTTCAATTCTTTCTTCATATGATTTTTTATTTTTAAAGTCAAACATATTATAATATTTCATTTATTTTTTTTTTAATTATTTAAAAAAAATTTATTAAATAAAGTAAAAATGAAAAATGTTGTCAGAATTAATATTGATAATAAAATGAATGATTTAGAATTAAATATAGAAAATAGAAATATTATTAATTTATTAAATAAAAATTCAAATAATAAAGGTAATAGTAATATTAGACAACTATATTCATGGACAAATAATTCAAATATTATTAAATGTTATGGTTGGTATGAGGGTGAGCATGATTGTGTTAATAAACATGAATTAATACCAAATGGGTCATCTAAATTTTTAGATGAAGATTCATCAACTATATTATTATATGGTGATATATTTTTGATATGTTTTAAAGATAGTAGAATATGTGATTTTACAGTATCAGATTATGCTGAATTTTATGATATAATAAATGAAGGATTTGATGATTGTGATTCAGATTATGACTCAGCAGATTCTGATGAAAATTACGATGATGATAATGATAATGAATTAGAAGATGAAGATTATAAAGAATGTGATGAGGAATTTTTAGAAAATGATGAAATATTAAATGATTATGAAATAGTTTCAAGTGAAGATAGTGAAGAATTAGACACTGATAATAATATTTATTAATATTTATAAATTTGATTATATATATTAAATAAATAAATATATCTAATTAATTATGAATTCCAATAACGATATTTATAGAAATAAATGTGTAAACAAAATTAAAGAATATGTTATAGATGAATTGAAATCAAGAAATATTGAAAAAGGAGTATATAATTATATGATAGATTATTCTAAAGAAAATAATATTACAAGATCATGGTCAAATAAAATATTCTTTAATCTATACTTTTCAAAGATTAGATCAATATGTTTAAATTTAGATAAAAATTCATATATTAAAAATGATTATTTATTAGAACAAATTAATAATAATAATATAAATCCAGAAAATATTGCCAAATTATCAGTATACGATATATATCCTAAAAATTGGAAAAAAATGATAGATGAGAAAATTAAAAGAGATAAAATTAAATATGAGTTAAAACCGGAAGCAATGACTGACCAATATAAATGTAGAAGATGTGGTAGTAGAAAATGTTCATATTATGAAATGCAAACTAGATCTGCTGATGAACCTATGACACAATTCTTTACTTGTCTTGATTGTAATACTAAATGGAAAATGTAATATTTAATATAATCCAATACCATTTTTATTACCAGTATTATTAATTACACAATTATCTTGATTACAATCTTGTTTTACAGATGGTAATGGGATTTCATATCCATAATCAGAACAACCATACATATTATTATAATTATTATTCATTAGATCAAACACTTTTTTAGAATTATTTGTTAAATGATATTTATATTCCCAACTAGATAATGGTTTATCACTTAAAGTGTTTGAAAAAACTTTATTCATATCACTATTTGGTTTATAATTAGTTAAAAATCTACCATCACTCATTAATGCTGGACATCCTTTAAAATTATTATTTGAAGCATATTTATTATTATTACCAGAATTCATATTATTATTATTACCAGAATTCATAATATTATTATTATTACCAGAATTCATAATATTATAATTCATATTATTATTAGAATTTACATTATTATTATTAGACATTATATATTAATTTATATTTTTTTTTTATTATATTAAATTAATTAAATGAACTTAAATAATTTAAGTATGAATCAAAAAATAGTTATAGGAATTTCTTCAGTAACTATTTTAACATTAATTTATCAATATATGAAAAATTTATTTTATCCTAAAAATAAAAAAATATTAGAGGGTCAGATTAGTAATGAAGATATGTCAAATATAATTCAAAATAGATATGGACAAAATCAAAATAATAATAATAATTTTAATAATTTAGGATCGTCCGGTGCTGATTTAATTAATGAAAATAATGAAAATATATTAAATAGTTTATCAAGTAATGAAAGATTATTAAAAGGATTATATGATGAATTAGGTGAATTTAATCATATATACCAAGAAAGATTATTCGAAAGTTTAATTCCATCACAAATAAGAAAAACCATTATACATTTATCTTCTATTAATTTAAGTAATAATGATAATATATTTCAATTAGCATCAACTGATAATAATGGTTTAAGACGATTTAATAATGTTATTAATTTTAAATTATTAGGTGCTCAATTACCTTATGTTCCACATAATATTTATACAGGTAATAGTGATAATAATAAATTAATATTTAATTCTGATATTATTACAATACCAGAAGGATATTATACAATAAATACATTATTAAATACTATAAATACTTTATTAAGTGCTGCGTCATCATCAATTACATTAACATTTGATAATGTTTCTAAATATATTACTATAAATAATCCATCTTCAGTATCTATTAATATTAATATAACTACACATCCATTATTTGATAGATTAGGTTTTCAAAATGTTATTACTTCTACTAATATAATAGGTAGTAATATTCCAGATTTATCTATACATTTTATAGATATTATATATAATAATAATCATCCTAGAGCATCTACATTGACAAATGATGATGGGAATATATTAAAAAGAATACCATTAAATGGACAACCAGGTGATATGATATATTATGATACACCAGAATCAGATTATCATTCACAAGAATTGTTTAATCCAGATGCTAGTTCAAATATTGCTGAAATAACTTTAGAATTTAGAAGACATGATAGAACAATATATGATTTTAAAGGATTACATTATGATATTAAATTAGAAATTACTGAATTAATTGAACCTACATTATTAAATGAATTAACATCACATATGAGAAGAGATAGAGAAAGATTTTTTGAAAATGAAGGTGAACAACAATTAGATATTAACTAATAAATTTAAGAAGGTAGTGTTGGCCAAGTTACATTTGTTAATTCACCTTCAGAATCTAATTGTGGTGTTTGTGTACTAGTTATATCTCTTAACGCTCGTCTATATGTTAACCACGCTGTTCTTTCTTCATCTGATGAAAATGGATAATCTGATAAACCATATCTATCTGTTTCCATTAATCTAAATAATCTTTCATCTCTTAATAATTTAAGTGGATATAAATTTTCTAATTCTGTTTTTTTAGCAATTATTTCTTCTTCTGTTGGTTTTGTATAATTATTATTTAACCAAACTATTGAACTATAATCATTACCTTGCATACTTAATTCAGCACCTGGTACTAATTCAAGTATACATTCAGTATATGACACATTATCCATATATATATATATTATTCTTATATAATTATATTATAATGTTTACGCAATCCTTTCTGCATATATTCCTGATTTAGTTATACTTAATGTTCCAGATGATGTTTCGGCAGCCTGTAGTTTTATTGTATCTCCATCTTCCAAAGCTTCAACATGAATCATTACCTCTGGAACATAAGTATTGTAACCTCTAGAACTCCCCCAACGAGAAGACGAAGAAGTTGAACCAAGTGTTAATAATGCTGTAGAATCTTTTATTATTCTAATCCTAAATCTACTAGTTGAACTAGTATACTTCCAGTGAATATAAGCAGTAATTCTGTATGTACCATCTTCTGTAATAGATAATTGTAGACCAGATACATCAGTAAAAGTAGATGATGTGAAAGTATATACAGAATCTTGGACAGCAGATACTACAGCAGGGAGTTTATCATTTGCTAAAGTACCAGTTATACTAGATGCTCCTAAATCTATTGCTAATTTATTACTTTCAATTACAGCACCACCATTAGTTTTTAAATCAAGTGACATGACAGCAGATGATGCTGTCAATCCATCACCACCAGCAAATAAACTTGCCACATCATCTATACTTTCATTTTTAGTTGGATTACCAGCTGCATCTGTATCCGAAAAGGATATTAAATCACCACTAGCAATATTTCCAGTAGCTAATCCATTAATATTCATACCTACTGTTACAGCAGCAGATTCAGAACCACTGCCACCAACTGTAATACCCCCATTTGTAGCACTTGCCACAGTAGATACATAGTTTCCACTAGTGTTTGTGCCTAATGTTATTGTACCACTTAAAGAACTAACA